GCTGTTGTTATTTTTGATACAGATACAAGAGAGTATAATGTTATTGAGTTGAAAGTGAAACCTGTTGAAGAAGTTTTTAATTTTACAAGAACTGAGAAGAAGAAAGATAATGCAGCATTATTACAATTTATTGAGGGATTGAAAGACCATGAGCGAAAGTTTAGCGGATGGAAACATATTTTATTGAAGGTTTTAGAGGAGAAGGGGGCGAGGAAGGAAGTTAGTGATATAATAGATCAATGTCTAGAGGAGATTAAAAATTCTGGAGCAGAAGTATGAATAACTTACTTGATGAGTTGAATCAAAAGAGACAAGAGATTGAAGATTTGCAGAGACAAAAGGCCAAGCAGGAAGGACGGCGAGACCAACTTCTTAAACAACTAAAAGAAAAGTTTAATGTTTCTTCAGTGAAGGAAGGGAAGGAGAAGCTAGATGATCTTCACAAAAAGTTGGCTCAGTATAAAGAGCGGCTTGAAGAGCTTTGCGAACGGATGGAAGAGATTATTTCTTCTGCTACTGCGGAAAGTAACAGGTCCTAAGCTGGTCAAGCTCGGCTACGCCGTTCTAGAAAAAGACGATATTTCGGGACTCTACTATTGGGTTAGTTATGATGCAAAAGGAGGGGATAGATTAGCTCATGATTATGGGGCGCCACTTGTGTTCCCGCCGGATACAATGAATAATATTGTTATTGTAATGTATAGGAAAGAGTAATTGGAACTAGAGGAACAAGATGAATCTAACTAAGTTTGAAGAGTTTTTGTCATCGAAGAAGACGATGAAAGAGCTTTTGGGTAAAAAGAAGCAAGAAGTTGAAGAGAAACTTGAAGCTCATCATCGCAATTTATCTTATTTAGATGAGGCCCTTGATATAATGAATGCTGTTAGTGTGCTTTCTCAAAGGGAGTATAAGGAAGTAGTTGAAGTTCTTGTTACACAGGCGTTGCAGTTTGTGTTTGGTGATAGTTACTCATTTAAGGTAGAGAATACAATATCAAGAAATCAGCCTGAAACTTCAATGTATGTTGTTATTGATGGGAAAGAGCATCTTCTTTCAGATGATGAACTTGGATATGGTGTTGTAGATGTGGTTTCATTTGCTCTTAGAGTTGTTTGTTGGGCAATTAGTTATCAGCGAACTGATGGGGTTTTTGTTCTTGATGAGCCATTGAAGAGTATTGATTGTGGGCGATTTGATTTGGTTGGCCACATGTTGAAGCAACTTTCTGAGATGTTAGGGATACAGTTTATCATTGTGACGCACGAAGATGGGCTTGCAGCGATTGGTGATGTTTCTTATCATGTGCATAAGAAAGATGGAGTAAGTCAAGTTGAGAGGTTGAAGAATGAAACTTAAATTGTATCAGAACAAGCAGCATGTTGATTCGGCCGCACTTTCAATGGCCTTAAAAATCAGGCAAAAGTGTTGCGGAGCGGAAGATAAAGAATCTGGTACTTGCAACTTAGATTTTGAAGGTAAATTATGTTTTGTGTCTATTTTGAAGGGCGGGCTTTACATTGCTTATAGGATTTTCTCAAATTTGTATTTTGGTGAGAATAGTGATGTTGTTTTTGGTTGTTTAGGAATTTCATCTTACAAACATGATGTTGTTTCCTCAAAGCGTCCAGTAGTAACTTACCCTCTTGATCTTGATATGTCTCTTATTCAAGGAAGAGATGTTTGGATTATTGATGACATAGTTGATACAGGATTAACACTTTCTACTGCAATTGATATTCTTAAATGTTATGGTCCAAAGTCAATTCAGACTGCTATACTAGTAGATAAGGTTCATTGTCGGGCAGAAAACGGACTTGTTGATAAACCTGATGTGGTTGGATTTACTTACGAAGGAAGTGAATTTTTGGTTGGGGCTGGTCTAGGGTATGGTGAATCGTATAGAGGACTAAATTGTTTGTATGAGTTAATTAAGGAGTAACTTTATGTTTAAAATAAAGAAGACGTTTGAAGTATCAGTTAGTCATCACTTGAATTTAGATTATGATTCACCTTGTAAAAGGGAGCACGGTCATAATCTAAAGATCACAGTTTATTGCGCCTCTGAAGAGCTTGATAAGAATGGAATGGTTGTTGATTTTGAGGAAATAAAAAAGAGAGTACATGATGTTATTGATCATAGAAATTTGAATGATATTGAAGATATTGGCTTTGTGTCGTTGAAACCAGGTGAAAGTTGTGAAGTTCCGCCGACAGCAGAACGTCTTGCAGAGTGGATTTTCTACCGTGTTCCTCACTGCTATCGTGTAGATGTTCAAGAAACTAAAGGAAATGTTGCAACATATGAGGATTATACGAAACATATACCGCATGATGAGTAAGTAGGAGAAAGTGGGATGAAAACGCCGTGGCACGATAAAAGTGGACATTTGAAGTTCCCTTGGAGGGCGATTCTTGATAGAGTTTTTATTTGGCCTTTGCTCCCGGAAAAGTTTGGAAAGAAAGAGAAGTTAATTTACATCCCTGAGAATTTAAGAATTTATTTTGCTTCTGGTGAAGGGGTTTTGCTAAGTGTTGGTCCTGGCTATCACTCAAGTGATGGTAAGTGGCATCCTGTTACTGATCAACTGAGGCCGGGCGTGAAAGTTTTCTATGATAAGAATGTGCCGTGGGGGATACATGAGAAAGGATTGGATGGAAAGATGTATTTTGTGGTGCTATGTGGGGCGCAGGATGTTCGTGCAGTTATTGAGGATTGATTATGACCACGACCGAGGAGAAGTTTAGGTGGGAAAATACAGCCCGACTCCTCTATTTTAAATATCGGGGGAATCTGATCAAGATTTTAGAGGAGCTCAGGAAACTTTATCCCGCTCCTGACCCCGAGCACAGGATTCACTCTGAGAATGATAATATTACTTTCCAATTTGTTCAAAAGGTTATTGAAAGATTTAAGAAACAGAAGAAAAGCGAATTTACTGAAAGTGTTACATCAAGTTTTATGGAATATGCGTTTATTGGAACGCGGCAGAGAGAGTTGCAATGTTTACAAGATTTGGAGAAACTTGAGGAGCATGAGTTTATATTGAAGTCAGGGTGTTGTGATTCAGCAGTGGAAGAATGCACAAGTGATAGTGATGAAGAGTATTATAGATGTTTAAAGTGCGGGAATCGGTGCAATGTGTACAGGACTCCAAATTTGTCTGTTTTTGAGTTAAGAAAGAAGCTTCGTGAAGAACTTAGAAAAGATGAATCACATCTTATACAAGCTGTTACTGACCTCGGGTTTGGCGGTGAAAAGTCTCCGCTGATTAAAGAAACACACAAACATTATACTTTAAGTATTGGGGCGGATGCCAATAAGAAGAAGGTTCAATCAAATCTAATTGAGAAGGATAAGCAGCTGTTACAAGAGATTGACCAACAAGATCCAAGAACAAGAGAATCAATACGAAAGGCCTTAGAAAAGCGATTGATGCAACTTGAAGGTGAGACCAAGAGGAAGGTCGGAGAAGATGGATAATCCAAAAAGCGAAATTCGATTTATACAAACATTTCTTGATCATCTAACTGAGAAAGATTATAAAGAACGCCCGGCCAGTATGGAGAAATTTTTACAAAGTGACGAATTCTTCGGGAGCTTAACTAGTGGCGGTAAAATGGTTTATCCTGTTTGGATGGAAACACTTAAATATCTTTCTACTGAGGACTCTTTGTATTTAATCGCATTTACTGGAGCAATAGGAACTGGGAAGTCGAGGGCGGCGATTTGGTTGATTGGCTATGTGATGCACCGCATACTTTGTCTTAAAGATCCTTGGGCGTATTTTGGTAAGACTGGCGGGGGCAGGATGGCAGTAGTGTTTTTTAATCTTACACGATCACTTAGTCATAGTAAAGGATATAATCTTCTCCAATCACATCTTCTTCAATCTCCCTGGTTTAGAGAAAGAGGGGCTGTCGTTGGTTCAGAAGCAAACCCAAGAATTGAGTTTCCAATTTTTGAGTTTATTCATGCCTCTCCTTATTCAAAAGGGTATGCAACAATTGGCCACGATGTGATTTTAGCTCTTATGGATGAGGTTGACGATCCCAGTGAATCAGAGAAGCAGAGGATGAGAATTTTAAAAGCATATGAATCAACAGTTAATAGATTTACCTCAAGATTTGTTTTTGATGGGGAGAGCTTGGGTCGATTTATTTTGGTTGCTTCAAAGCAAGAGGAGTTGTCTTTTCTCAATACTTTTATTACAAAGATGAAAAATGACCCGAGTGTGTTTATATTTGATATTCCAATTTGGGAAGCCCGTCAAAGGTTCTTGCGTATGAAGAGAATAAGGAAATTCGTTATGATAAAGAGGATGTAAGTAAAGTAATTAAAGAGGGGTTTGAGGTTGTCTGGGTTCCTGTTGAATATTTTATGAGATTTCAGCGGGATATCGTCGGGTCCTTAAGAGATCTTGCCGGGATTTCAGTTTCTCACTTAAGAAAATCAAAACTTTTTCCGTCGGAAAAGTTGCTTGTTGATTGTTATGATTCTAGCAAGAAAGACCCGGTTAAGAAGATGGTGGTTACGATTGGGCTAGAAGATGATATAAATCTTATACATTATCTTGATTTGGATGTGATCCGCATTCCAAGAAATGTTCCGAGGTATATTCATGTTGATATCGCTTATTCTGGCGATGGTGATGCTTTGGGACTGGCGATGTCTTGCGTAAAAGGGTGGATGAAAGGATCTGAACAAGAGGAGGAAGGTACTTTTAGAGTAGTTAAACATCCTGTTGTGGAGACAGATTTTGTTTTGAGAGTGCGGGGTCGGACAGGCGATAAAATTCCTCTTAATAAGATTAGAAAGTTAATTATAGATTTGAAGAAAGTGTATAATTTTAACATTGTTCTTGTTACATTTGACCTCGGGCTACTGAGTGAAGATTCAAAACAAATTCTTTCGAGGATAGGTATAAATTGTGATTATCTTTCTCTTGACCGGAATCCAGAGATTTACCGGCAGTTTGTATCATTGGTAGAGGAGGGTCGATGGGTTTGTCATAGAAATGAGTATTTGCATTTCGAACTATCAAATCTTGAAAATGATACTGATAGAAATAAAATTGACCATCCTGAAGAAGTTGTAGATGTTCAGTTTCTTGAGGACGGCAGTACAAGAGAAGTTGTCTTGAAGGGCTCGAAGGATTCAGCTGATGCTGTAGTAGGGAGTGTTTATGATGCAATCAAGAATTGTCAGAGCCCGCCCGATGTTGAGATAATGAAACAGGTTCTTAGTAAGACAACTGAAAAACCTGCCCCCATTATACCAGATTTTTGGTGGGTAGATGAGGGGTCACTCGGAAGAAAAAAAGATGAGAAAGAACAAGAGAAATCAAAGAAAGATCAAACTACTCTTAAAGATATTTTTAGAAGAATGCAACGATGAAAGCAAAGAATTTACAGCAGGAGATTCTCAGGAATCTGGCCCTTGAGTACAAGCGGACTCGCGAGCAATTAACATTTTGTAAACTGTT